CAAGTAGGTTTTCCCTGAACCTTTTTTACCTTTTACTATAAATTTATCATCATTATTTTTCAAAAGAGAATAATCACAGTGCCTATCATAAAAATAATTTTGAAAATTTTCGTTTGCAGATTCCTTTTCTCCATCAACATTACCTAAATCTATATCTCCTAGTTTAATATCTTTCAAATCATCAATTCCGCCCATAATTATTCCTCATTTTACAAATTTTTTATTATTTACAATTATATAATATATGTGATAATAAATCAAGTGAAAACTCCCCTCACCTATCTTTAATGACAGTGTGAGGGGAATATTTTTGCAATTATGTGTTTGTCAAGACATTAAAAATGTCCTTTAGGTTTTAATCAGCTGAGTGCTTTTTTAGCGTTGGCGATTTTGCTGTCTTTTGCTCGAATACCGTCATTGATAAGATGATAGATAGCATTGATTGTCTTCTCGCCGACAATGCCGTCAACTGTGACCTTACCTGCTCTCTGTGCCTCTTTAACAGCCTTTAAAGTGCCGTCACCGAAACCGTTTGAATTATCGACTTTTGTTTTGATTATTTTCATGTTGTAAAGAGTAATCAACTGCTTTTTGAATGCAAGTGTTGCTGTGTTATGTGCACCAAATTTAATCATTTCTTCTTCCTCCGTATCTGTTGTTTTTCCACTGAGCTGTGCAGTTACTTCGTCTGCAAGATTGCCGAGCCTGTTATAGAGCCAATCACCTGGGCAAGATTTATTTGCAAACCACCTATGTACAGTCAAGACCATTTCACCTGATTTTGGCGAATAGTTTAAAGTCTTGTCCTCGTTACCGAACCAAAGCAGTTTAGTCTTGCCGTTACGCTTGCAGATGTCAACGCAGAGTGCAACGAGTTTGTTATACACCTTGCTGTTCATGGTGTACGGAGCTACCGTGTCGCTTGCACATTCGATTGTGACTGCCCTCTGGTCATTTGCGTTTGATGAACTGCACCAAGAACGATTACCCTCATCTACACAAAGCAACACTCTTCCGTCATAGCCGATTCCGTAGTTACAGCTTGCCTCATTTTTCGTGTTCATAAAGATATTACCGAGGGTTTCGACTGAGCACTGCCCTACAACACAGTGTGGAGTAATGCGGTCAATACTGTGTGTGCGTTTACCGCTGTGGTTTGGCGATAATTTAGTGTAATTTACAAGTTTGGAGTTACTCATAATTATTCCTCACTTTCTGATACTTCGGGCAGACCCGCAATGCTTGTCAGCACAGACAATACACCTGCCAAAAGGCTTGCAGAGCCTACCGCAACCCAGTTTACATCTGTCATCACGGCAGATACACCGATTGTTGCAATAGCTGTCTGTGCTACCGTTTTAATAGCTCTGACGGCTGTTGCTTTTGCCCATTCTTTGGTAAAAATCTTTTTCATTTTCATTCTTTCCTTTCGTTGTTTTTTTCAAGGTCTTCAATCCGATGATTGGCAACCTTAATTTCTTCGTCCACAACCGCATTGTGCTGTTCAATCGCATATGTGCGCTCAATGAGATTGTTATGTTTTTCAACTTTCTTTTCGAGCTGTTCGATTCGATAGTTTGATATTCGGTTGCTTACACAAATGCCACCAAGTGTGCCAACTAAAGTACCAAACAGCGATATAACCGATACAATTACTTCGGGTGTCATTTTACTTCAATCTCACTTTCTGTCGGCTCATCAACGGTTGGATTATCACCCCATACAGCCATGACAGCGTTATAGTATTCATCAGACAGCACCGTTTTGAGCTGTTCTCTGCCCGATTTGCTGTTCATGTATGCGTTGCGGATGTTTCCGCCGACCTGCATTTCTTCACCGTTAAAGGTCAAAAACTGCTGTCTGAGTACCGACACGCTGTCCTTTGTGAGCATATCAAGTGTGATTTTTTCTTTAAGTTCCATAATTTTTACCTCCGTTATTTAATTTTGTACAAGCAAATCACATTAATTTGCTCGCCGTCTGCGAATGTATATGCGGTCTTATCCTGAGTTGAAAACTGTAGCCAAGTGTTATTTTTCGGAATGGCAAATTTAAAGAGCTTGCCAAGGTTTGAAATACCGACACAAAAAACATTGTCCTCGGAAATACATTTGTACGGCAAATCAATCAGCGGACACATGCTATTGCCGCCAAGAGATACTGCGTTCATTTTGACCGTTGCACTGACGATTACGATGTCACCAATCGTCTTATATGTACAGTTTGCACTTTTGATTTTATCGGTGACGGTTGAATACGGTGTGAGTGTTGATGTACCACTTTCAATATTTGACGAATCGTATTTAGTCGCCAAGGCGGTTTTATCTGCTTTAACAAGCAGAGCGTTGTAAACCGTACCGCTTGTCAGATAACACGGGCTGTTATTCTTTGGTTCGCTGTCGAACGGCATTGAATCGAGCTTTCGGGCAATACTCTTGTCTGTTTTATCAAGCCTTGCTCCAAGCGAATTTTGACCGCCTCTTGCTGTGGCAATCTCTCGGCTGATTTCGACAAAACTGCCAGCACTTTCGTTGTTTATCTTGCTGTTTTCGGCGAGGCTCGGAGTTACCATGACTTTTAAGGTCAGCGGAGTGTTTAATACCTGCGTTTCACCGTTTGCAATCTTAATTTCGATTGCCAGGAAACCCGACATAGACTTGAAATCTTCGAGCGGAACAGTAATAACATCTGCCGTGCTGTTCAGTATGCAAGCGACTGAATCTGAGATTAAATATCCATCAGTTGCAAAGGTTGCAGTTACTGTGCAATCTGCAAAGGTCAATTTTTCACCGCTTGCCGTTAAAGTAACATCAAGATAGCGTGTTGCTTTATCGTTGACATTGACAACACCAACAACATTCGGTGCGTTGCGGTCATTTACATCAATTGTAATTGATTTATGTTTCATACTAATTGCCATTATCTTTTAAACCTCCTTTGGATTTTCAGCAAATCAGACATTGACATACTTAAGTCACCGATTGTAATTTCTTTGTATTTTTGGGACACGCTATCGTAAACAGTTTTTGAAATTCTTCGGCTAAGATTCGTGCCGTCCGGCATTACGACCGTCACTTCATCATAAAGTTTGATTGCGTGCATTTTAGTGAGCTCGTTTTCAAGAGTTACCCTTATACTCAGGGTTTCCGATGTTTGTTCCGTCGAATAGTTATAATCAGCAACTGCATTACGCAAGGCATCTCTGACTTCTTCGTAGTTTTCGCCAGTGCTGGGATTTAACGTGTATTTCTTGATTTTACTTGTGCAGTCGTATAAATATGTGTTTTTAATACTCCGTTTTAAACCTGTTTCATATGGGTCAGGACTTGACACGACGACTTCTTTATTATTCGTAGTGTTGCATCGTGCGTAAGGCATAATATGTGTATAGTAATTGCCGATTTCAGCAGTCTGCTTATAATCTGACACATTAGCGCCGAAAGCTATACGATAGCCACTTTTCGCACCTGCTGTACTGATTTTGTTAAAATAAATGTCAAAATTATTAAAATACAGAACACCGTCAAACTGATTTATTAATCCTTCGTCATCGTCTTTGAAAAGGTCCTCAAACTTTACCGCCTGTGAATAGCCTAAGTAAATTCTTTTCTTTGCTGTGATTGATGAGCTGAAACTAAACCACTTATAGGGAGCCTCCGTAAACCACATATGCAGAGGTTCTCCTACTTGGCTATAATCTCGCATAAAGTGGTCAATGAGTTCTTTCGGCGTGCCATACATCGATCCGTCCATTGCACGAGGAATTGTTCCGTTTTGAAAGAACATTCTTGACACATGTTCGCCCGACACGGTTAAATCACCGTTTTTATCGACTTCTATTTTTGTGACATAAAAATACTGTGGCTCGGATACATTATTTACTTTCGCTTTGACATATGAAGTTATTTTTATTTTTGACGCGAGCTTATCTGTGCTTTTTATTTTCGCACTAAAGCTGTATGTGCCATTTTGCTCCATTGTCACCAAGAACTCGGTGCATTCAGTCAAAAAACCGAAACCGTTAGAATCAAACAATGGTGTTGGATTCTTGTAATAGTCAGCGATGTTATACAGAATAGGATACATCACAATCTCCTCCAGTTCGGCTTAATTTCAATGTCAGTAAACGCATTTGCGCTTTTTCCTGAGAGTTTTATTTTATTCCAACCGGGCAAAATCTTTGGAAACTCTGTACAACTTATGCAATTGTTCGCCAAGCTCGTGCCATTATTGAAAGAAGCGGACTGCTGTTCGGAATCAAGTTCAATATAATCCTTATCCGATGATGTTTTAACCGTTAAAGTTTGATCATCATTAACCGTCAGCGTCAACGGATTAACTTTTGTGTCTTTATTGATAATCTTGATGAAAGGCTCGGCGGTGTAATTTTCAGGGTTGTAAATTTTGATTTCTGCGTTTTGTGTTGAGGTCAATTTTGGTCGGATAATCTCCTGCCCTAAATCGCTATACCAAAACGGCACTCGGCTGAAATTTATTGTTGTTGACAAGCAAAGTGGGGCAACCTCTTCTATTGGCTCAACCCCTGTGCAAATCGCTTTTGTATAATAACCGGGGTTATATGAATCCCTAAAGATTTTATACTCGCCGTCCCAAACGGTAAGCCATTCGGCGAGTGCTCTTACAAGCTCTGCGTTATTTTCGTTTGGTACGATGTACGGGTAGCTGTTGACTTCAAGCTGCATTTCAACATTGTCAAAAACACCGTTATCGGAAATCACTCCGCCGTTTTTTCCATAAACAGAGATAAAATCAAAATTACGCTTTGCAATTTGATATTTAGGAGGTGTAGCTATAAAAAAGCCCAATGTTCGTAAATCAGTACCGTTGTATGTAAAACTATGCCTCATCTTTAACCTCCCCACTTCGACGCTTCACCATCAAGGGTTTCAACAATTGCAGCGGAAACACGACGGTTAAAATCATCAACATCCATGTCATTATTAATTACCACATCCCCAGCGAGCTTAATTTCAATCGTAGGTGAATTTGTAACAATTTTCGACATCTGACCATTTACCGCTGCGTTTTGACTTTGGGTGCGAATGTCCGCGAATTTATTGTTAATCGATCCGATTGGATCACCTTCAACTGCTGACAGGGCTCTCGAAGTTAAAGACCTTACTGTTTTTTGCGTTTCGGCAATTTCATCCTCAATACCAAGGCGGTAACCTTCGCCAAAATATCTGCCTAACTTTCGGGTTTTTCGGCTTGGGGAGCGTGAATCCTGCGCTTTTGCAGCCGCTGTAATATTAGCCTTAACCATTTGTGCGGCTGGATTATCTTCACCGCCAAATAATGTAACTAACATATCAATTATGCCGTCAAAATAACCTTGGTCAAACATTTCGGCTAATGATTTGCCGTCTGCGTATGTATCCCCAACGCCTTTTTTTACTGCTCCTTTTACAGTTTTACCGCTTTTTTCAAGTTTTTTCTTCGAATCATCACTTTCAAGCGTGTTGGCAGCTCCGTTAACGCCTTTTTCAGCCGCATCCTTACTATTTCCTTCAAGTTTTTTAAGTTCACCGGTCGCCTTATCTACAAGCTCGTGTGCGTTATCAACCATTTTCTGAGTAACGCCCGGTTGATTTTCATCCATTGCAGTTTTTAAGAGTTCATAGTTTGCGGTAAAATTCGCAAGCTGATTTTCAAGGCTTTCTCTTGAACCTGTTTCAGCATCAATGAAACCGTCTTTGATTTTCTGCTGTTGTGCGTTGATTTCGTCAGCTTTGCCTGTTGCGATTGCGGCAACCGTGCCGTACATGTCGGTGTACTTAGCAAGTTCAATTTCTGCTCTTTCCTGCAATTCTTCAGCTTCTTCGACTTGGTCTTTTGTGACACCTTCAACACCGTCTTTGTATGCCGTTCTTAGATTCTCGACATTTGTCTTAAAATCATTGACCTGCTGTTCGAGAGTGTCTTTGTTGCCTGTTGTGTATGTAATAATATTATTCATCAAATCAGACATTGCAGCATCAATTTCTTTGGTGTTGCCCTTTGCGTTCGCCGCTGTTAGATTTTCAACATTTTGGATTGTGGTGTTGTAATTTACAATCTTTCGCTGATACTCGTTATATTTGCTTTCAAGTTCTTTAAGAGTTTTTTCTTTCTCTTTGAGGTTATCTTTAGCTTTTTGACTTTCAGCACCGTATGCCGCGCCAAATGATGATAAAGCACGCTCGTTTTTAGCTGTATTCTGCTTATTCTGTGCGTCTTTAAGGTATTTTTGATAATCGGTTTGCGAGATTTTTCCGTTTTCAAATGCCCACCCCGCAATTTTGATTATTTTTTTGTTTCTGTCAAGCCCTTCTGTATTATATTTTTGTACGGTTTCCGTTGCACTGTCGCGCTCTTCTTGTGCTTTTTTCTTTTCAGCATAAACATTTATAGATTCTGATTTCGCACTTTTTATGCCCGACACAGCCTCACTATAACTGTCTTCATACGCAGACAGTAAAGCAAGCGACTTTTTGGATTTAAGTGCATCGTCAATTGAGCCTTTTAAATCTTTATAAGACTGTATAACATTGCCATTCCAAGTAATTTCATCGCCTGTAACTCGGCTCAATTCATTGGTAATAAATTTTGCTCTGTCTTCATAGCCTTTTTTGACTTCGCCGTTTTTGTCAACAATACCTTGCAATTCGACCCATAAATCGTCGTAATATTGAAATTCGCTTTCAACCTCCGATGCCGCATCTTTCTTGCTCTGCACATATTCATCATTTGCGTCTTTCAATTCTTTGATTTCTTCTTTTGCTTTTTCCTGAGCTTCGTTAAGTTCTTCTTGGGATTGTTTTGCACTGTCGTTAGCCTCTGAAAATGCCCAAATTTCGCCTATAGCACCAACAACTAAACCTGCAACTAATCCCCACAAATTTGCTTTTTGAGCAGTGTTAAGTCCCTCTTGTGAGATTTTAGCGGCATCTGTTGCCGCTCTCAAAGACTTGTAAGCTCCCCACAGATTTTTGATTTCTGTAACTATTTTAGTGGCCTTTTTACCCGACCAAATAGCAGTAGTTAAAACACCAATCTGTTTTAGCGTTGGAATAATATCATCTGTATGCTTGCTCGCAAATTTACAAAGTTTTTTTACCTCGGGGAATAATGATTTGCCGATAGGATTAATAACATCGGTTTGTACCGTTCTGCCAAGGCTTGCCCAATCGGCTTCGACATCATCATATTTGATGTCTTTAATCTTTTTCATGGTATTTTTGGTCTTGTCGGCAGAGCCATTAATTTTCATTAGAGCTTTCACACCGTCAATTCCCAAATCTTCCCACATCGTACCGAAGAGGTCAACACCTGCCTGATTTTGCTTAACCTTGTCATCCATCTCGAAAAGAGCCTTTAAGACTTCTGATGTTGCGGATTTTGCGCTGTCTCCGCCTTTTGCAAATCTTGCCTGCAAATCCTCAATACTACCTTTTGTGCCTTTGCCTGCTGATTCGAGATTTGCAAGATTTTCTTCAGCAGTTTTTAGCGCCTTTGAATATTGTTCAATTTTATCGGCATTCTTTTGCTTTGTTAATTCGCTCGTCGAATTGTTAAAGCCTTTTTGCTCCTCTTTTGCATAGTAAAGATTTTTTTCGAGCTTTGCGACTTCATCTTTGGCTTTTTGAATGTCCTCAGCTGAGGCTTTTGCGCCGTAACCAAGAAGAGTAAATCCCTCCTGCGTACTCGAGGTTGTATCTTTAGAACGAATTCCAAACTCTTTCATGGCATCGCCAAGCTTGTCGATACTGAAAGTACCTGCTTTAGAGCCATTTTCAAGCGAATTAAAAAACTCGTTTGCATCATAGCCGAGTTGCTTGTAATGTACGGAGTATTCATTGATTGTATCAAGCAAATCACCGTTTTTATTAAGGCCTTTTTGACTGCCCTGCGCAATGAGATTAAAAGCATCTTCGCCTGTTATGCCAAACTGCTCCATAAGCATGTTGACCGCTCTCAAGGTTTCGACAAAATCGTAATCGTATGTATCTCTCAATGTAAAGAGATTTTCGGTCATATCTTTAAGCTTACTTGGATTGGTCTCGTTCGTTGTCTGCTTAATCAAAGCAAGGACATTTGCAACTTCTTCTTGAGATTCGCCGAAATTTCCTTTGTAAACATCTTCAAGGACATCTTTGTACTTTGTCATCTCCTCGGCGGTCAAGCCTGTTTGTGCCTGTAAGGAATTTAAAGCTTTTTCTTCACTGTTTGCACTTATGACAGTTCCGGTCAACGCTCCGCCGACCGCTGTTGCCGCTGCACCTGCTTCTTTTAATGCATCACCGACAGCGGATTTGAGATTGTCAGCAGAGGATTTAACATCATCCATTTCTTTCTTAACTTTGGATAAATCAGTTTTATTTGACTTATTTTCAAGATTTTTAAAACTATCGCCTGCTTTATCAACGCTTGTTTCAGTTTTTGACATTTCAGTCCGTGCTGATTCAAGGTTTATTTCGTTTGCCTTTTCTTCGGTTTCTGCAAGTTGTTTCTTAAAAGTTTCGAGTTTGCTTTTTGCTTTTTCAACCTCACGCTGATAGGCTCTATACTGCTCCGTTGAAATTTCGCCGTTTTTTGCCTGTTTTTCAACCTGATCCTGTACATCAAGCAATTGACTAAGAGCAGACTGACTTTTATCAATCTGCTCTTTCAACACTTCTTGTTTTTGAGCGAGCAGAACGGTGTTTTCAGGGTCAAATTTTAGCTGCTTATTAATCGCAGTCAGTTCTCTCTGCAAGCTCGAGGATGAGGACTGTACAGCTTTTAAGGACTTCTGTAAATCCATTGTATCGCCGGCAATTTTGACGGTAATACCCTTAATTGTAGATGCCATATCTGTCCTCCAATTCTTTATATCTGTTCATAAACTCGCTATACTGCTTTTCCGAGATTTCTTTACTTTCAAATCTTTCTGTCACGAAAGGCAACACAGATTTCATTTTCTGATATTTTTCTTCATCTTCATGGATGTTTTTATTATTTCGCAATGCAAAATAGGTTTCGATATAATCCAACACAAAACCTATTGTAAATCTTTGTAAATCAGCGACAGTCAGACCACACCTGACGGCATAAGATAAGACCTCTTTCGCCGTCAGGAAAGTTTTAAATCCGTTTAGGTCGCTGTCGCTGTCGCTTTTGGGCTGTCGCTTTTAAGGCTGTCAACGATGAGCTCGATAATTGTGTCAGTCGCCGAAATAGCGTCCTTAATGCTGATTTCTTTCGCCCAAGTCTTAAAGTTGGAAATTGTATCGTCCGCCGTCTTTGCCGCTGCCCACAAAAGCTTTACGGCAGAACCGAACTTTACATCGTTAAGATTTTTAACCAGAACACGGTCGGCATCACGCAGAAAACTGTGGCCTTTGAATGTGTCCTCGTAGATGAGCATTGTGTAAGCCGTAACCTCAACCTCAACATTTTTATCGTTAATAACAACTGTGTCTTTCATTAGCTCTTAGCCGCCTTTGTAGTGTCTGATGAGGCCTGATCTGTAGGAACTGCCGATTTTGCAGCCTTTACAGCCTTTACAGTAGGAGTTACAACGCTTTCGGGCAGAGTATCTGCATATGATGTGTAGCGCACAAAGTCATTGTCAGGGCGTGGTTTTGACGTGATTGTAAATGTTGGAAACTGTGGATCAAAGTTACCCTCTGATGTCTTGTCGTTTCTGCTCGCTCTTGCTGCTACGCAGTCAAAATATGTGTCAATCTCGTAGAGCTTGTCACCTTTGTATGTTTCCTTTGCGGCGAGGAGGGCAAATCTCGGCATCACTTTGATACCGCCCTTCTCAATAATGCCGCCCTCTGTAGCTTCATCATTGCCAAACCAATCTTTTTCGATGTCGTCGACTGCTGAAATAAGCTCAAGACTGATTGTGTAACCGCCGTTTGCACTCGCTACAATAATAGGCAAGCCGTCAGCGTAGATTGTGTTTGAATCGCCGATAGGCTCTGCACCGATACTTCTGCCGCCTGCTTCATCGGATTTAAACCAAATCGGTGTTCCGTATGTAATTTCGCCTGTGCTGCCTTCTGTCAGCACAGCATAACCAACTTTTCTGATCGTTTTATTCATAAAATAAACACTCCTTATGTTTTTAAATTCTTTTTATACCGCTCAAATCACCGCCGCCAAAAGCTTCCGATGATTTGATAAGTTTTTTTATTCCGCTTTCAAATTCTTCGTGTATTTTTTTCGTCGCAGGAGCAATATGCATCTTCGGCTGTATCGTTCCGCCTTTTTTACCTCTCTTTTTACGAGCTTTTTCAAGAAGGTGTGTAAGCCGATACTCGGGTTTTTCCGCATAAACTGTTTTTTCGTAAAACCTGAATGTTTCGTTCGTGATTTTAATTCTGAACGATTTGCGATATTTTTTTCTGTAGCCGACAGGTGCTTCTTTTTTGATTGCGTTTTTAAGTTCTTTGGATTTTTCGTCAACCAACAATCGCACACCCATTTGGATGTCAGCCGAGTAGGTTGCAAGCTCTTTCGATAAGGTATCGCCGATTCGGTCAATGCCTATTTTTTTGTAACTGCTCATTTTAATTTTCAAAGACTACGCTCAAATTGTAATAGGTTACACAAAGCTTGTTGGTTGTGTCCCATGCTCGATTTGGTTTTTTCCAGCCTAAGCCGTTTTCAGACATCCATTTTTCAAGCTTCGTTTCGCTTGTGTGGTCGTCTTTTGATGTGTAAAGTTCAACGATAATTTTTGCGTTTGTAAAAATTGGTTTTCCGTCAGCAAAGATGCCTGTTTCTTCATCTTTGAAATAGACAATATAAGGCGTAACGGTCGATTTATTGTAATCGGCTTCAACACATTTAAAGCTACAGCCTTTGAAAAGTTCAACAAATTCGTCAAAATCTTTAAAAAACATCTTCGTCACCCTCAAATAAACCTCTTTGCGATAAGCTCAAAATCGAACAAGGGGGATTTTTGCTTTTATCGTGCTGTATTTGCTCAATTTTAAAGCGTGTGCCATTAATAACAACCGCCATGTCCGTTCGCAAGTTTTCATCTTTGTGGATATGTATAACTTTTGACAATTCAATGTCATTTTGCTTCGCTCCATAAAACCGAGTTACTCCGATTTTTTCATTACCGAAACGATATTTTTTCAGGCTGTCGGCGATGATGTCATCGTTTTCATCGGTTTCATAGATTTTCACAATACCGTCATTAAAGGTTAAAAAGTCTATGTTATTCTTCAAAATCATAGCTTTTCACCTCATATTCCTGCCTTAATTTCAAAATTTCGTTCTCGAAATTGTGGTCAAACATTTCAACTGCATTTGAATAAGCATATCGGCAGTAGTCAAACAGCAAGCTTCTTGCCCTTGTAGGCTTTTCAAAATCCTCCTCAGTCAGCAAAGGATTGTAGTCACGGAGGTGCTGTTTTCCATTGGCTATGATTATTTCAATTTTTGACTTTGTGCTTTCATCTGTTTCAATGTGTTCACGATCAAAATCAAGCATATTAACTATATCGTTCATAATTCCCATCGTTCAACACCTCCGTGAAAAATTAAGCTGTTGTTGCCTGATTGAGAGTTACTTTAATTTCAGCAGGATTGAGCGTCGAAATGTCGAGCTTAAGAAAATCGTTTGTGTGAAGCGAAAAGCCTGTAGCGTAAGCCTTAATAAGATAAACTCTGGTATCTTCAAGAAACTGGTACTGGTCAGAGTAATCAAGCTTACCTTCCTTGCCTGTTGAGAGGCAGGCTTTATATCTTGAAAGCTGACCAATAACGGCAGTGCCTTCCGCAACCATTTCTGACGGATAAACATTTGTTGGGAACGGGAAGAGGTTGTTTTTGTACGAGCCGTCGGTTGCAAGTACAGTTGTAGCAGGGATAATCTTTGTGAGATAGTCCACAGGATTAACGATGAGGTCAACCGATGTAATGTTGTTGGTTTTACCGCCCTTGCCCTTTGCGAGTTTTGCAACAACATCCATATATGACTTAATGTCAAGGCTTGTGAGCTTTGTTGCTGTTTTTTCAGTGTATGCACCTGCCTTTACAGCGCCCTCGGGATCTTTCAGCATACCGATAGGCTTTCCGTTGCCGTCGCCGTTGATAAAACCGTCCTCAAATGCGTATGCAAGTGCATCAGCAAGGATTCTGCGGACATATGCGTCGATGTATGTAGCACCGAGGTCAAGCATGTCCTTCGGAACAGGAACAAAAGCGCTTACCTTTGATGTTGAGAAGTCCTTTTCCTGAATTGTGCCTGCAAGCTCCTGTGTGATTTTGGAATTTAATGCGCCCCAAGCGGCAAGCTGTTTTGTGTCTGTAGCAAAGATTGCCTTAACAGAGCCGTATGTGTTTTCGATGCCAATTGCATCGAGCAGCGGATGATTGTTTGTAATGTCCTCAAGCACTGTATCGAGAATTGTCTGAGGAATTGTAACATCAAGACCAGTGAGAGCCTGCTTAACATCAGCAGATTTTGCCGCTGTTACAAAATTGTTGTAGAACTTCTGCTCTGCGCTTGTAAGCTGTCTGAATCCTCTCTTGGCAAGGATTGTGTTGTCGGCAGTTTCGCCGATTTCCTGAGCAACGGAAATAATGGACTGCTGAATGCTCTCCGCATACTCGTTGAGAGCGTTTGTCATCTTTGTTTCGTCTTTTGATTCAAAAGCGTCTTTAAAATTCTGTGCAAACTGTGCTTTTGCGTTTGCAAGTAAATCAAGATTTTTCATTTTTTCATCTTCCTTTACAAATAATTTTTGGTTTTAAAAAGTTCTTCAAAAAATTCAAAGCTGTCCTTTTCTTTCGGTTCAGCCTGTGGTTCGGGCGGTGTCTGCGGTTTAGGCTTTGTTCCGAGCATTTTTAAAAGCTCTGCCGCTGCCTGTTTTGCTTTTGGATTTTTCTTCTGTTGTGCATCGTCAACAATCTCTTTTGATTCGGTTAAATCAACCGGATCAAGAATTTCGTCACACAAGCCGATATTGAAGGCTTCCTCTGCCGTCAAAAATGTTTCAGCATCAAGAAGCGGCTCGAGGGTTTCTCTCGTGAGCTTATTGCCTGCATGCACAAGATAAGAATTTGTGCTTGCTTCGCTGATTTTGTCGAGCTGGGTTGCAAATTCTCTGTGTTCCTTTGCATTGCCGTAGCAACCGCCAATCGCGTGATGAATCATCATTGTTGTGTTTGACGGCATTACAATCTTGTCAGCCGCCATTGCGACAACGGAGGCGATTGAACAAGCCATACCGTCAATGTATGCAGTGACCGGCACGCTCTGCCGCTTGAGCAAATTGTAAATTGACACGCCCTCATCAACATAACCGCCGATTGAGTTAATATAGAGCTCAATGCCGTTAATTGTTTCGGCTTTTTCGATTGCTTTACGAATATATTCAGCGCTTGTCTTGGATTCTACGAGGTCGCCCCAAATATTCAAGTAGCTCGGCTCAATTTCACCGTAAAGATATATCTGCAAGACACTCTGATTTTCTGCAATCTGTTTGATGTTGTAATTTCTACTTTTCATTTATTTATTCACCACCCTTCAAAGCATTTGCTATTGTTTGGTAATTCTTAGTAATGTAATATGTATGCGCCCAAGCCTCCGAGCAAGGGAGCATATTGCAATATTTTTGAGCCTTTGCAGGTGTCAGCACACCGCTGGCAATTGACTTATCAAGATTATTTGCCTGACTGATTGCGTCAATGTGTCTGACTGTCGTTGTGTCAATTAAGAGATAATTGCCTTTGTTAAATTCGGTGCTACCGAATCTCTTTTTGGTGATTTCCTGCTCAAACATATTTGCAATCGGATCAATTGCATTTCCAATAGCACAATCCATAGCGTCCGAGAGTTGAGAGGCTTCACCGCTTAAAATTGCCGGCGGAATATGCAAAGCGTTTCCAACCACCGTGTAAGCCTCAGTTCTCAATTTTTGAATATCGTTTATTTCGCTGTTTGTGGTTTTTCCCGCGTCTGTTGACGGCTCGGAGTATTTCATCCCCTTAAAAATCGGCATAACGGCATTTTTGTTCGAGTAAAAAGCTTTAAACTGTTTAGCTAAAACTTTGTTATAAGTTTCGGCAAAATTTTCGTCGCCAAAGCTATAATTTTCAAGTTCCAAAATGCCTTTATGTCCGACAGCCTTGTTGTACCTTTCCTGAGCCGATAACATTAACTGCTCATAAGTGTTGCACATGTCGGCTAACAATCCCCTCAGAGCGAAATTATTATATTGAAGATAAATTACTTCACTTTCAAAAAAAGTTCTCTGATATGTAAAATTTCGGCAAGTAACACTGCTGAAAGAATCATCAATCAATGCGTGTTCTGTTCTTGAAAAGCTGTCCGCAATTAAAAGCTGATTGTCGGCTGTTTCGATAACTAAAAGCTCATTGTCAAAAATCAGTTTTGCGACAGCCTGTGTAAAAAATTCGATTTTGGTTTGATGCTTATTTGGCGAATAGTTCCACAGATAGTATTCAGCTTTGCGACTTTCACGGTTATTGTTTACCGTCACAAATTCGCACTTTGCCAAGCTTCTTGCGATAAAATCAATCGCCGTAAATAAAGCAAGTTCGGTCAGGTGAAAACTCTGTTCGGTTGAGTGATTTTCAGATGTAAATTCCGCTGCAACTGCATCTTTTTTGCCGAAAATGCTACGGAAATAATCAATAATTTTCATTTTCTCACCTGCCTTTTTCAGCGTTTTTTATTCTTTCCTCAGCAATTTTGTAATACTTTTCGTCAAGCTCAACACCGATAAATTTGCGGTTTGTATTTATGCAGGCAACGCCTGTTGTTCCGCTTCCCATAAACGGATCTAAAATAGTGTTATTTTCTTTTGAACTGTTTCGGATTATTTTTTCAGTAATGTTAAGAGGTTTAATAGTTGGATGTAACCACAATTTTTTATCTTTTGTATTTAATGGACTTAAATAATATGTTTTTGCATCTTCATAATTTTCTGGAAAACACTTCCCTTTCCCTTTTCTAAAATAAAGTAAATATTCGGTGTCGCTTAAATACTTATTAAAATAGGTGGGCAAAGCGTTCGTTTTGTGCCAGCAAATAATATCAAATTTGCATTTAAGTTGTCCGACATAAAATTTTAAATAATCATATATTTGTGCTTTATTGCACCAAAAATAAGCATTGATTCCTTTCATAACTCGCAAAAATTCTTGTCCGAAAAGTTCAATATCATACCCATTAATTATTTTTGCTTTCTCGACATCCGCTAAAGATTCACTTAATTTCATTTTCTTGTTTACAGTTCCACCACCCTTTGTGTTTAACACATAAGGCGGATCTGTCAGTAACAGGTCAACGCTGTTATTGGGAATGTTTTTCATTAATTCAAGGCAATCGCCCTGAAAAAGTTTCACCATTTTTCATCACCTCACATTAAAATACAATCGCGTTAAAGCAATTCTCAATTTCATCAACCGTCATTGGCTGATTTTGTTTCAGCAAATCAAGCTGTGTATATGCGGCGACGAACGCCATAAATCCATCTGTTTTTCGTGATTTTGGCTCAATCTTTCCGTATATGATATTGCCGTTTTTATCCTCGACAGCCGATGTGTTGTTAGTGTACCAACGCATTAACGCCGAATCGCCCCAAACAATTCGGTGATTAGCGAAATCCGAAGCAATCAGAGGAGCTACAAGCATTTTATCTGAAGGCCTTACAAGTTTTAGATTGTTTCGTCCTTTGCGGTCGCATTCAAAACCCAACTGCATTAACGGCTCTTTGAGTAATGTATAGCGGTAGTTATCTAACGCTCCGCCGACAATGTTGTAATGTTCTTTCTGTTCTCTCAACCAATCAGCTACAATTTCGGGAGGTATTTCCGCTCCGTCAACCCTTTGTAAATCAAGCTGTTGAGCATAAGGGAATTTAATTCTGCCCAAATCCGCAGATTGCGAACAATACCACGAAAACGGCTTCCATACGATTTCACCGTCAATTAAGAACATTAAACCTATTCCCAAAAAGTCGGTCGTTTTCGTATAGTCAATGCCAAATATGCACGGCTTGCCTTCAAGGTCGGGGAGAGGTCTGTTTGTCGCTTTGATATTGTCCCATGAAGTTACAGGATTCGCTTCTGTTCCCTGTGGACGGTTCATTCTCTTCGTCATGAATGAAGAGTTATTATTCGGATCAATTTTCCAATTTTCATATTCCTTCCGAAGTTCTCGGAGTAAGTTTGGGAAATATTGCAAGCTTGGATTTGTCTTATACCAATTTTTCTCGTCGTGAACCTCTTTGTCATCGTTCAAACGGCAAATAAAATAAAGCGTGCCATTGTCAGGCGCATCACCATTCAAGACTTCAAGCCCTCGTGCAAATTCTTGGTCAAGCGGACCGTCTCGAACATTTCCCATAGTCGTCGTGGTCGTCGTTCTTGGCATCGGCTTTTTTCCTAAGCCTGTTGTAAAAACGTCAATCAAGTTGTAGTTTTCGTAAGCGTGCTTTTCATCGAAATCAACCTTACCCGGTCTACCGCCGTCTTTCGTTTTGCTGTTCGATGTTCTGTATCTGATTGTTGAGTTTGTTTTTATATTTACAATTTCGGTTTTATTCCACTTAAAATGCCGCTGCATTTTGGCTGAATTGTTTTCCAAAATTTCGTAAATGTCGTTAAAGCTTGTTTTTGCTTGTTCTTCCGAAGTCGCGCAAATGTCGATGTCGTAGTTTTTAATACCATTCACCGGCGTTATAAGCGCAAAATCCTCAAAAGCTAAATAGCCATTCTTACCTGCGCCCCTCCCAACGATGATTACAAGGTCGGGAAACCTTAAAACACCGGGAGAGGAGTATGTACAATTATGCAATGTAAAACAGAATTTTTCCCACTCGAAAAGTTTATAAGGAAAATATTTCTGCAAAGCTAAATATTTTTCAAGCTGTTCTTCGTCGACGTAAATTTCTTCGTTTTCAAAGACATTTTCAACAAATTTTATCAGCTGAATTTGCTCACGGCAGACACGATATTTACCGCTTTTAACAAGGTCGATGTAATCGTCTATGATTTTACAGTTCGTCATCCGAATCACTTTCGACTTTGTCAATTGACAGCCCCATTTGTGAGAGGATCGCTAAACGCTGTTTGTTGTACATTACGGCATTTTTTACAGATGGGTTGTCCTTCATATACTCTTTGCCTGTGGCGCTGATAGCTTTGTATGTCAAGCCATTTTTGCGGATGTCCGCCTGCATTTTACGCTCAAGTTTAGTGCAGAAGATGTAACTGTCAATTAAATCTCTATAGACTTCAATGTTTGCCCCTTTCAAAGTCAGTTGCTCAATTAAGCTATCCTTGATTTCAGCAATTTTAATCTGCGCCATTTTGTTCTCTCCTCTCTGAAAATTTCTCGTGTGCGTGCGCGAGACCAAACTGTCGTGCCTTTACACCGTTATCCATTGACCTCAGAATTTTTCGATTTTTTACCCGGGGGTATGCTTTTTTTCGCTCACCATCGCTCGGCAAACTCATCTTTTAATTTTTTCGGCTCGTATTTATGGTGCTCTTTGTAGTGGCAATCTTTGCATAGACATTCGAGGTTGTTGATGTCAAGAGCAAGGTCAGGTCTTACCTTTAGATACAACTTATGATGCACCGCCTCGCAAGGGCTGTACTTACCCACAGCACGACAGCGTTCGCATTCATAATGTTCAAGTGCTTTTTTTCTGTCACGGACTTCTGCCCAATTCGCTGTCAAGTAAAACCTGTATGCTTTACCGCTGCGAATTTGTTTTATAATCCAATCTGTAGTTACTTTTCGTTTTATCATTGCAATTTAATTTTACATCAAAATCAATCGTTTCTACTGACATCTTTATTTGTGCAAGTTGTACAAATAGCCTGTGTTCAACCCTCGAAGGTTGGCACAAAGTAATCTTGCCTCTTTCAGCCAGCGCCACACAGTTCGCTCGTCCGTGTAGTTTTCAAGAGCACATCTCATTACCCTCGAATTGATTTCACCTTTTTTTAATTCTTCTGTCGGTGCAGGAAAATAAACAGCACATACAGCCTGACAGATGTAGTCTTTTCCGCTGTTCGTCAAGGCATTTAATGTGTCTATCACGGCAAGCAAGTCAAGTCGCAGTGCTTGGTGCATTGTTTTGTCAGAAATGATTTGTGCTTTGCTCGGACAGCCGAGAGCAGCATATGACCTGAATTGCGCAATCGTATAATCTTTCGTTGAATCTTTCAAATTCTTGCACCTCCGAATTTCTTATGCTTGTGAGTGTTGGCTAAGTATGTAAAGTTAAAAGTTGCACCAGTAAAATCATTTATCCACATTTCGTCCTTGTAGAAATAATATCCGTCCGGGCAAGGCAAGGCTTCACCTCGTTCGAGCTTTCTGTACTCTCGCTTTTTTCCTTCAACAACCTTGACATCAGGTTTGGCAAGGTTGCGAGATGTTTTCAGCCGCTTTTTTCCGTTGACATCTTTGCGTATGTATTTTGCAAGGTCAGCATAGTTTCCGTCTTTGTAGAGCGGAGTGAAATTTATTCCGTTTTTCCACGACCAACATTCCGTTAAGATTTCACGAACGCAATCTTCAATCACTATATGCAAATGCCAATTTTTCCCGAGCTTGCCACATTCGCAGTAGCCGATGTATTTAAACTTGATTTGTTTCTTATCTGTCCTGCGTTTCACTCGTTTAAAAAAATTTGAGACAACCCTCTCAAATTCATCTTCGGTAAATTCACCAAACGGAGCGGAGAATCTTGCGAACCAGTCACCTTCTGAAAAGTTGCAGAGGATAAGCCGTTGCGTGTGTTGCTCTCCTCTGATGCGGTTAGCTTTTGTTTGCTTTTCGTTGGTTCGGGATTGATTGATTTGCCTCGCAAGATTTTTCTTGTTTCTCTTTCTGAAAGATTTATAATATTTCACCTCGAGCAGAGGCCCCGACTTGATTTCAGCTTTGTATGTAAACATATTAAACTTCCTATTATATATGTTAAAACTAAAACGGTCACTTAATTAATTCCTATAGCAGGCTATAAAAGGAGTGTTTCAACTCCTTAATTTGTGACTGATTATTATTCTATTTTCGCATTAAAAAGTCAGATGATATAAATATGCAGTAGTCCGTCTGACCTCCGAACTACTGCTTTGTGCAACCTTACCGTTGCAATTGTGTGTTTAATTTTTGGTGCATTTTTTGTAACAACTAAAACAATCAAAAGAAGAAGTCGTCATTTGATTGTTTTTCAATATGAAAATTTACTTTTTACATTTTGTTTTTTAGATTTTGCATACGGTAAGGATGTTGCCGTGTTTAAATGTCAAAACATTCTTTGTAGCTTTTGGCGATGCCTCGACAATCATCCGACTTAACCGGCACGTGACAAGCTACCTTTCTAATGTTATCAGCATCCAATTCTTTAAAAATTTCTGATGCTCTCGTTTCTTCTGTCGATTTATAAAACTTAAAGAGCAAATCTACAAACGGTATGTTTCCAAACTCGTCCAAAAAGGCTGTATCATTTTCGGTCAATGTTTTTAAGCAATCTGCTTTATATGTATCTGATGCGTCCGATAAAATAAAAAGTTCGTTGTAAATATCCTGCTTCGTGAGCAAATCAATAATTTGTAAAGCTATCGACAACACTTCCGGATCATGTTCAGCAATCGCCTTTGACAGTTCCGTTAGTTTACATGAGGTTTCTCTTGTGCGTTTAATCCACTCAATATGTTCTTTTTCGGCGAAAAATGTGTTGGTTCTAAATCTGCGATATTCCTGTAAGAGTTTGTACTTTGCCTTAACACAAGCCTTAGCGGACAGCAATCCTATTTTCGCACAGCTATATACGGCAGACATTGACAGAACAAGCCATCTGTTGAATATATCAAGATTATTGATTTCATTAACATCAAGAGCGCCGTCAATAAACGCAACAACGAGCTTGTCAAGCTCTGATAATGTTTCTGCCGGTGCTGTCGGTCTGTCCTGTGTTTCCGCTGCAACTGTTTTTTTGGATTCAGCCATTGTTGCTTGCCTCACTTTCAAGCCATTTTCTAATAATTTCTTCATTTTCAAGACAAGGAGCATCACAATTTTCGCAATAACCGCAAACATTGTTATTTAATGTGTCAAGCATAATATCAAGCATAAAATGTGTCATTTGCTCTTTGCTCATTGATTTGATTTTTTCAAAGTTAGTCATTTTGTCTGTTCTCCTTTATCAAACAACATCTTTTATATTTTTTTCCGCTTCCACAAGGACAAGGTGCGTTCCTATGACTATTCTCAGGTGGGTGATATGTAACGGTAGCGAGAAAAGATAGATTACAATCTTGTGTATAATACTCACATATGTCAGCAGGCTCTTTAGTTATATGGGCTTTCATTCTTGCTCCCCCTTTCTTGCTCATTCCATAATTTCAAAATCTCGTGATATTCTTCATCGTTTAAGTTAAGTCCTGTTTTTACATATGCGCAATCAACGCAATAACTTGAGTATTGCAATCCGCATTTATTACAATGCATTGTTGCTTACCCCCTATCCATTTTTGCGCCACAGTAGGGGCAATATGGATACAATCTATGTTTCACCATAATGATATTTTTATGGCAGTTTGTGCAAATAAACCAAGCACAATCACAAATATCTTTTTCAAAATTCCACTTTCCGTGTTTAATCTCTTGCACATCACACACGGTTGCTTCGTTGAGTTTACTACCGTCAACTTCGATAATACGCTTAACTGTTTCAGCATTTCGTTTTAAATTAAAGTATATCGTGTTTACACTACCGTCTGCGAACGGTATATCTAATGCATAATCACCGCATACCTCACGGATTTTTAATTTATTATCCATCATCATTTTTCACTCTCCTTACCTGTTTTATTTTGATTTTCAAAGTAAAATTCAATTGGATTGTCCGTCTTTTTAATCAATCCGTACTTTACAGCTAATCGAAAAATAAAGACCTTTTCGAGCCTCGAAAGCAACTTTCCTAATTCTTTTTTAAAATCTTCGACTGTCCTTGTCGATTTGTAAAAATTGCACATTCTGCAAGCAGGATTATAATTTTCAATGTCATTCGCACCATTGTACCAGTACACGCTCTGTATATGGTCAACTTGCATGTCCTTTAATTTGAGTGTACAACCGCAGTATGCACAGTGACCGCTGTACTTCTCATAAACTTTAAGCCTTGTTGCTTTGGATATTGATTTTCTCTGACTCAACCAAATCACTCTCCTTAATCAATCATTTTTTCCTCCTAATCTGCGTAATCATACAAACCGAGTGGTTTAATTTTTCTTGCGGCGATTTGCGCTACAAATTCCCCGTAGCTGTAGTTTGTGCCGTGTTTTTTATTGTAGTCAGCACAATAAAGACACATTCGGTCCAATCGGTCAAGTTTCTTCCTTCTGCCTCGTTTCTTTTTTTCTTTACTCATTTGTATCACCTAATTTCAGATATTTTAATATTTTTTCGCTCGCTTCTTCGCAACCATAACATACAGCGACCGCGTAGCCTTGTTCATTCAGACTTTTAAGCCATTCGGTTTGTTTTTCAGTCGGCTTATTTTTGCCGTATTTTAGTTCGATGAACAGACCGTGATAGCTTCCACGGCCAACCGGCAAAAACAAATCCGGCACGCCTGCCTTTACCCCTTGCTTTTTAAGGTTGGCCGCTTCGAGCTTATTTCTGCTCCCACCGTTCGGAATATGAAACATCAAATCAACTTCTGGATATTCTGTTCTGATGAAGGTTGTCCATTGAAATAACTTCCGCTGTTGGTCAGCTTCATACTGCTTCATCGGCAGGTCATCCTTTCTTGTTTTTCAAAATCATATCGCTTTCAATGTATAATGATTTCAATTGTCTCACAAAATCTTCATCAACAATTTCATAAGCACATATAAGGCCGTATGCAATCATTCCGAATTTAACGGCAAAATAGGGAGCTTCTTTACTTTCGACTTTGCTTTTGTTGAAGTATTGCGTATTTTTTCTGTGCTTGATGTAGACGAGCTGTTCTGCAACCAATGCAAAAATCAGCACTTTTTCGTTCAAAAAAATCTTTTCCACAACGCTTACAATGTTGTACGGGTATTCTTTTAAACGATGTGCAACTGTCGCAATCTTTTTCGCATGCAATACAACCTTTGATATTACTCCAATTCAAGCACATATCCTTTTGCCAATATTCACTGTATTCCTCATCAACATTTGAATTCATTTTTGCAACACAACGTAAATCTCCTGCGATGATTGATAACAATAGATTAGCTTTGTTTTTTTCTTCGTTCGACATAAGTCGCTTGTATTTTAACGGCTTGTCAGGCGTTCCGTCTCCAAAGTTTCCGTTGCCTATGTAATTTCGCACTTTATCAAGATTTTCCGTGAGATACTTATCGAACACACGTCCTCTGATAGCCTTAACTGATCGACCGATTCTGTCGGATATTTCTTCATATTTGCTTCCGCATTTAATCATTTCGCCAAGTAAAGTGTATTCTGATTCAGTCCATTTTTGATGGTTATCAGCTTTTACAGGACGGTATTTGATGTTTAGGTCATTAATTCTGCGCTGTATCGCTCCTTCGCTACGGCACAATATTTGTGATAGCTCTTTGTAACCATACTTTTGCTTTACAAGCAATTCTTTGAGAAGGTTGTCTTCTCTGTTCGTCCACGGAGTTGCTTTGATAAATCTGTTCCTTAATATGTCTGCCTCTCGTTTTTGATTTACCCAATCAGGCTCAGGCCCCAGTTGATATTTTTCGAGTTTTGAAAAATCTAAAAAATATTGATTTTTCAAGGGTTTTAAGGGTGGTTAGATGTGGTAAAAAGCAGTAAAAAGTACATCATTTGTTAATTACTTGTTAACTATTTGTTAACCATACTTGTTAACCTAAGAAGAGTGGGAAAAGGGGTCGATTTCGATCCCTTTTCTCGTGAGAGCGTTTGGTTCCTTTTATGATGTATTGTAATCCTAGTTACTGTTCACGGGTAGGCACTTTTGGAACCGAAAGTGCCGTAAGAAAACGTGGTGGCAGCAGGAATTTGCCGTA